TATACACACCTGCTTTTAGTTGAAGCATAGAAGGTAGTGATTCCGTAGGAATATCAGATGCACCTTGTAGCCTTCTGATATCTACGGCTTTGTCTTTCATGTTGTAAGATGACATAGTTACTTTATCACCAGTATTACCACCAATAAAGAATACCTCATCACCCTCTACTTTCACTACGATACCCACATGACCAAAGCCTAGCTTATACTTCTTACGCTCTTCTTTGGTATGTTGTTTAATCATAATATCACCAGCCTTGGCTTGTGTATTCTCAACCTTTGTACCTACATTGGTATAAGCTTTAGCACGAACCTGATCAAACTTATCTTTACCAAACAGAGCCTTTGTATCAATACCAGAGTCACGTAAGACTTGTGTTAAGAACGCAGCACACCATGCCTGATTAGTAGCAAACTCTTCTACTGTTTGATTTTTAGGATTCCAGTTGCCCACAGATGTTTCAAAGAAACCTTTAACAGCCTTAGCACCCTCTTCTGTGTTCTCATCAATACCGTAGTATTTATAAGCTGAATCAGCAGGGTTCTTAGCCATAGCTATATCAGCTACAGCAGAAGCAGTAGGAATATCCCCTACCTTTAACTGTTCCTTAGAAGGAATAACATCAGTATCGGCATGTGCTTTAGGTATAACAGCTTCAAATAAGGATGTAGCAGCCTCACCTGCCTCACTGGCAAGTTCATTAGCTACTTTCATAGCTCTATCCTTAGTCTGTGTAGCCCACTTAGTAGCACTAACAGTACCATCTGCTGCTACATTGTAAAGCATGTTAAACTTAGCCTTAGCTAGAGCAGTAGCCTGTTCTACAGAACCTTCAGCATACTGAGCAGCTTCTTTAATTGACTCCATAAACTTAGGCCACTCCTTAGTGACATTAAATCTACCTAACTGGTAGCCCATCTGGATCATGCCAGACCTTGCTGTATCTGGTAGGTTTTCAAAGCCTTCTACTGCATCAGAGAAGTAATTAGAAATCTTATTAACCTTTAGTTCTACTACAGCTTTAGACTCATCCTCTGTTACGTTGTTAATATCTTTAATTAACGCACGTTCATCAGGCTCAATGTCTACAAGTTTTAATCCATGACCTGTTGTCTCATGCCCTTCAGTATCAATATAGACGGTAGGAGAAAATCCTTCATCTTTTATGAGGGAGGCAGTAGCATTAGCTTCAGTTATGGGATTAACAGTCTCTAATACTTTCTTACTTACGTCAACAATACCTTTAACAGCAGCTTCATTTAATTCTAAAGCTTTTTGTAGATAAAAGTTTTCTGTTGAGAAAGCTTTACCTAGGCTCTGTGCTACATCTGTTTCAAGAAGTTCGGCTGGTGTCATCTCAGCGAAAGACTTAGTAACAGTTGGAGTATAGCTTAATTCAATATCATCCTCAGGAGTAGATTCAACAATAGGAGCAACAGTTTGCTGATGCTTACCTAAAGTATCTTCAATAAATTTAAACTTCTGCTGTTCAGCAATAGTTGTTAAATCAATCGTTCCTAATGGCTCCATCAATCGTGTAGTATCAATCTTTCCATAATCATCTAATCCAACTGCATAGACTTGTAATTGATTAGCATTAGTTGGACCATTCTGAACTACCAGAGAAAAACCACCAACTCGTTTAACGCCTTCTACACCAAACGTAGATGTAGGAACAAGTCTATAAGCAGGAACATTAAAAAGTCCACTTACTGCTTCTACAAAATCTGGATTATCCATTGCCGTTTTTAAAGATTCTTCAGCAGCAACTGTATTCCGTTCTTGATGAGAGCCACTTTCTGCCCTAATAGCTAATACTGTACCTTCTGGCATAGTCATAGGTCTATAGTCAGCAGCCACTTCTTCAATAGAAGTTCTCATGGCCTCTTGTTCAGTGATCAGAGGATTGGTAGCCATCTTTATTCTGGCTAAGTTTTCTGCATCAGTTATTAACTCACCAAGATTAGCTGCCTTAGCCATGTCTGATGTCATAAATAAACCAATTGGACCACCATAGTCAACCTGATCTCTAATCTGATCAACAGTAATGCTTAATTTAGGAGCAGTATTAGGGTCAAATTTTTGAGCAATGTCTATAGCTTTTTCAAAAGTCTCATTAGCTTCTAACGCACTCTTAATTGTACGATACATATTAAGTGATTTTTTATCACCACCAAACATAGAAGATAAGGCTTCTGATCCTAGATATTGTTCAATTTCTTCAAACTGTTTGTAGGCTTTCTCAGACATAAGAAGATTTTCTGGTATAAGTTTATCACCTACTTCTCTAAGCTCTCCCATAGGTTTCATCCAATAGCCTTTAGCATCTCTTAAGGCCGCTGTGACTTCTGGGGGTTTACCGCCTAATGCTGCATATCCGGAATAATGTTCACGCTTTGCCGCAGCTATAGTATTAGCTTTTATTCTTTTTTCTATATCAGTAGTCTCAGGCATTTTACTTAATTGATCAAGCTCTGCCGCAACTTTAGCTTCATACTTAACTAGAAAGTCAGCATTAGAAAACTTTGTTTTAAAAGTTACTGGCGTACCATCAACATTAACTGTAGCTGTTGTTTCTGTGGCTGTGTTTACATTTTGATAATTACCATTTATAACTTGATCGGCTATTTCATCGGCATAGCTGTCTTCTGCTGCTTGTGTTAAAGCAGTCTTTGTACTCTTAGTAACAGCAGCCTGACGTTTGGCAATCTTTGCACCAACTTCACGGTTACGTGTTATGTTAAGTTGGTTTTTTGATTCAGGTCCACTCAGATAAGCAACAAGTGGGCTATTGACTCTAGTGGGATCATTTGTGTCAGTGTCAGCTAATTTTACTAAGACATCATTTATTGCAGCATCATCACGATAACGATCTGGATGTGCTTCTAGAAAGCTTTGACGTAATGCTGCAACCTGCTCTACACCTGACTCTAAAGTTATAGCCTTAGCTGCTACTTGGGCGTTGATAGCTAGTATACTGTCAGTTAATCCATTATCAATCTCTTGGTAATTACGATCAATCTTAGCAGGAACAAACTTTCCTTTAACAAAAGCCACATCAGCTAGGGCTAAGTCACCCTCTAAAGCATCTATAAGGTCTGCATCAAATTTACCAGATTCTCTAAGACTGTTTGTATAATTAGTATGATATTTTTGACGTTTGGCTAGAACTTCAGATTCTTCTAATTCTAGATAATCTTTTTCATTCTTAACATAATCTATAGCCATTTCAGCAATCAGTGATTCACGTGCTTGCTCTAGCTGGTTTTCTTTTTTCTTTCTTAATCCATTAGCAATCTCTTGCTCTTTACGTAAGCGTTCAGTTTTACGTTCAGTAGCGTCTGCTTCAAAGGCAGGAGCAATTGCAGATAGAAAAGAACTTAAAGGGGTTTCGGGAGTTTGATCTGGTGCAAGTACTCGCATTGTTTCAACAATAGGAGCAGTACCACCCTGTAAATTAGCCTGTGTAGGAGCATTAAGCTGGGCTACCTGTACTCTTTGTTTTGCCATGTTTTCCTCTTAACTACCCATTGATGGTACATCAAGTTTAAAGGGCATGTTTTTTATAGGTGGACCACCTAACCCAATACTCTCTAAGTAACTACCTTCACCTCTACCAGCTACACTAAGTTCTGACGCGTAAGCCTTAGCAGCAGTACTAACTACAGCCTTGAGGAAACTAGGTTGTTGTCCACGTGGCATAGAGTTAATACGATTTAAGGCTTCTGTGTTGTAACCTATACGCTGATCATCAATAGCATCAAGGATTTGATTTACATTAGAGTTAATCACATCTGTGCCGCGTAACTGTCGTGCAGTAGTCATCTTCTTTTGTAAGTCTATAGAGTTACCAGATACACCAGCTTCTCCGGCAGCTACAATTTGTGCGCCTTCTGTTTCTAAAGATTTAATAGCAAGCTCTAGTCGTTGACCTGATGCTGCTTCTGACTCTTGGATAGCTCTTTTGTTTAAACCTTGTATCTTTAAGTCACGTGCCTCAGCAGCGTTAATTCTGTTTTGTTGGTATCTAGCTTCATCTACCTTGGCTTTTTGCTGTGCTTGACCAAACTCTGCTATGCCACCAGCAATGGTCATCATAGTAAATGGGTCCATTTTATATCCTCACAAATTCTAAGAAGGGTTTGTTACCAACACCCCACGTGTCATGTCTCTTAATGAATATACATCCTATGTATCTTAACCAGTTTAGTGCCACTGTGTATTCAGCGTCACAGGCATTGGTTAGTACTGGATATTTCTTGTTTACTTTGTTAATCCATGTCAGAGAGTCACGCATAAATTGTCGCCAAACTTTCTTTAGTGGAGGAGCAGTCAGTAGCCATGGTATACCTGTTATATCATCTATACCTACTACACCATACATGCCAGCTAATTCACCTGTATCGGTTACTACAATAGTCCAACATTCTTCTGACTCATCTAGTCCCTGCTGCAAGGCATCCTTGACACTGCCATGTGAGGCTAGTACTTCCTGTGTATCTTCTGGTCTTAAGTTATTTGCCAGATGGTCTACATCAGCTTGAGTACTTGCTCTCACATGAAGTTTCATTACATTCTCCTTGAACGTAAGACAAAGAAGCCTTCCCATTCTGCCGACTGGAAGATACAGGGAAGATGGTTGTCACTTTCTAATGTTATATCTACTGCACCTGCATGTCCAAGTACACCAAAACGATACGTACCTGAGTCAATAGCAGCAGCACTAAGTATGTTAGTAGAAGCACCCACTAATCGTCCTGTAAAGGTACGTGTGTAAGCTGTACGTTTGAGAGGTGCTACAACAACTTTAAAGAAACCTGTCTTGTTATAAACAACAGCATAGTTTCTTATGTGTAACTGTCCTGTAGTAATAGGCTTGTTATCCTGCTTTAGTACAGGCTCAGAGAACGTATACTTAAAGGTAAAGGGGATACCAGCATAGACAACCTCAGAGTTAGCTAGCTTTGCAGCTACACTACTCAGGGGAATAAGCTTACCAGTCTGGTCAACATATATTGTTGCTGCATCTACATAAGGTATAGCAGTAATACCAGATGTTTCTAGCCGTACTCGCCTGTCTAAATGAATAGAGAAATTACCAGTGGTGTATGTTGTTGCATCATCTACTGAGAGGTTAATCTTTTCTAGGAATAGGTTTGTACCACGTTTAATAAGTATAAAGATGTCAGACAAGTTAAACGATACACCAACCACGTTACCATCGAATACCCATCGTGACCATGCTGACTGTAGCTTCTCTCTACCACTCCAATAGTAGCGATAGACATAGATAGCTGTAGGATCGTCTACACACTGAGCAATAAGCATGTCCTCGTTAGACGATGCTTGGATGTTCTTAACCACACCCTTAAGATACTCAGGTACATGTGCTGTAGTCTCTGTAGCATCGTTTGTATCTGTGTCAGTATCTACAAAGTACTCCCACATCCCTGACCATGCGCCACGCTTAGTAGCAAAGTAAACATACTTACCAGCTACTGCTGGCTTTGCTATAAGACTAGCCTCAAACTCTGTGGTGTTAGCCACGTTAATAGTCTCAGGGGTAAGTACAGGGTCTGCTGTAACTTTAAACTGAGTTAGATCGGAGAAGAGTAGTAGTGCCTCGTTAAACGGTACAGCATGTTTAAGAATACTGACCTTGTTTGAGGATACTGCTACATCAATAGGATCACTATCAACAATAGCTAGTACTGACTTACGGAAGAAGTCAAAGTCTGTGAACTCACCTGATCTAGCAAAGATAACATTCTCATCAGCAAGCAAGCCTAGCCTGTTACGATGAAAGAAGATATCAGCAATCGTGTAGTCTACAAAAGAGGGGAAGGGGTTTGTATCATCATTGCCAACCCTACGGTCAGCATAGCTTACTTCATCAAATTGAAAGTCACCTGATGGCAGCTTAGATAGTTTATGTGGTAGGGTAGAAGCATCTAAGTCAATAAGGACGTTAGGCTCTGTTGTTTCTTTCCAGACACCGTTACTAAACTTAACATAGTAATCATCCTGTGCCTTCTGGTTGTCACCTGAGACACCAATAACAAAGTCATTTGGTCCCTCTACAGGTAGCTTCTTAAAGTCAGGTGTCTCATCCTTGAACACAAGTAAGTGTTCGTTACCATGTGAGTCACCTACTAGTACTTGAAAGTTTGTACTGTCTGTAGATTGAATGTGGAGTACTGAGCCATAGCGAGTAATCGTAATACCTGTTACTGCACTAGCATTGGTAATGTTCTCATAGTAGGATGTATTAACACCAGTACCTGAGAATGTATTTAGGTTTTCAGCAATCAAGTCAGTAGACGCACCACGCTCTGCGTTCTGTGTAGCACTAGTACTATCCTGTGTTGATGACTTAGTAGCAAATTCTACTTTACTAGTACTACCACCCTTAGTGATTTCTAAGCTGTATGTTGAAGCATAGTCAGCCTGTCTTACATACACCAGAGCTTCTGGATTACGTGTAGGACTAGTAGCTGTACCTTTGGCTACAACTTTATTCTTGTTTACAATAAATGTAACATCAGCAATAGACACCGCAGCTAGCTCAAGGCTAGGGTCAGTCAATCCTGTCAGGTAAGTAGCAGCGTTGTTAGTAACCGTCTTAGATACACCGTTCTTGTCAAACACTCTAATAGTACCAGCAGTATCTACCACCATAGAGTAGAACTCATTCTCATCCCTGCGGATGGTATGAATGAAAGCCTTGTCTACGTTAGAGATAGCTCCAAGGTCTGCAATATGCTCAGAGCTAGGACGCTTAGATAGTCCTGTGACTACACTAGATAGTCCATTCTCTTGAAGCTCAGACTGCGTAGCTAGGCGTAGTGATGGTGGCTGCTGTGATACACCGTTAATAAGATTAGGGATAGATTGACTGATGAGTGCCATTAGATTGTTCTCCGTCCCTGCCTATCAATAATGCTAAAGGTGTCATAATTGTCAAAGATGTTGTGGTCATCTGCTGCTTTGTCAAAGTCCTTAAGCTGGTACAAAGCCATAGCTTCGTCCTTCTCTTGGAAACTGTGCAGGGTGTTGGAGCCTACGACACGATCTTGGAAGATACGTGTGGCTCTAAGCACAATGTAACGCTTTGCTACCTCAGGTAGATCATCAAAGATTAATTGAATAACAACATCCAATGCAGCAGAAGCACCAATGTTAAAGGTATGGTTAGCCCTGTCATACATTTTTAAACCACGTTGTACAAGGTCAGGGCTGTTAGCCTTGAGTGTGGCATCTGCTCTAAGAATATCAGCAGGTAGAATAATCTCACCTGCTAAAGACTGAGCGAAACTCTTGTTTAATTCTGTGTTGAAGTGCCAGCCCATAGACTGTACTTCTCTGTCAATAGTATCTAGGATACTTTCTGCAATCTCAGCTTCAATAAGACCTGATGAAAGACTACTTACTGGTGCTTCACCAATAGAAGAAAGCATCGTATTGACTGCATCTAATTTACTTGTTCCAGCCATGATAGCTCCTTACCATTTTACTTTGTTAGCCCAATAAGCAGCAGAGGTTTCACCCTTTGCTATATTTTTAGCATGTCTAGCCTTAAAAGATTTCTGTCGGGCTGAAGGTTGTCTATCACCTGTTACACCCTGTTGTCCAAATCTAATTACTTTAGGTTTATCTTTAGTACCTATTAACACCGCATGAGACTTAGAAGCATTAGGCGTTCTTTTAGGTATCCGCAGACCCTTGAATGTTTCTCCTGCGTGTGTAATAGCCATATCATTTCTTCTTCTTATACTTCATGGTAGCACCAGTCTTCTTAGCCGCAGCCTTAGCCTGTGCCATGCCCTTTTTAGTATACTTGTATTCTTTACCTGCTACGTTTGGCATATCATTCTCCAAAGAAAAAGGGAGTAGCCGTTAAGCTACCCCCTAAAATACTTAGACCTCTACAAGACCGATACATGATGCAGGACGCAGGACGTTATGCCCCATTGCGTATTTTGCCACCATGAGTGTGCCTTGACGGTTGATCTGATACTCAGACTCCATGCCCAAGTCAAGCAACTTGACAGTGGCAACAGCTTCTGGTGTGAAGACAAAGCCACGGAACTTAGCAGCTTCTGCAACCATGTCGCGTCCGTCTACAGCAGCAGTCGGAAGGTCATAGTGAGTAGTGCGTCCAGAACCAGCAGTGTTTGCTAGTGGCTGGTTGTCAATAGTCTTACCTTCGTCAGCATCACCTGTAGTAAAGTTCTCATACAGCTTAGTTACGTCAGCGTGGTTTGACATGATTACAGGAATACCTGCAATTGATGGAACCATACCTGAAGCAACTGAACCATTGCCACCAAAGTCTTTGTTCATGTATGTCAGCTTTGAGCCGTCAGTTACATCCATGAGAGCATAGTACTGTGCTGGTGGAAGAACAACAACAGCGTTGTCTGAAGGAACATTAGCAATGTCCATAGTCTTCTTAGCGTCAAAGATAGCTTTAGCCAGTTTAGCTGGATCAAGTGAGTCAGCGGATGCTGTACCAATGTTGACGTTAGAAGTAAAGTCTTCCTCAGTGAAAGCCTTGTAGTCTTGGATAAGACCAGCAGCGGCTGTAGCGTTAGTTGCTAGCGCAGCTTTAACAAGCATACGTGCTACGTTCCGATCAGCTTCGTTAGCCAGTGCAATACCAGCTTCCTTAGAGTAGATTGAACGTACATCGTAGTGGTTGATTGCTTCATCAATGTTAGCAATGAACTGGCTTGAGATAAGCAAATCATCAATTGTGACGATACGCTCACCTGCACGAATTGAACCACCTGTGATCTCGTTGCCAGGGGTCAGGTATTCAGCAGTTGCACGGCCTGTCATTGGGAATGAAGCAGACTTACCCTTTGAGATTGTGCGAGTACGCACTTTATCCATAAGGACTTTCTTTTCCTCATATGCTGTCAGGACTTCTCCTGCATACAGCTTGAGAAACAGGTCACGTACGTCACCTGTTAGGTTATTCTGGCCTTGAAAGCTTACGCTATAGGCCGGATTTGAAGCAGCTTGTGCCATTTTAAATTACTCCTTAGTGAGTATAATGTTGAGTTAAATACACTCTGCATTACACTACATCCTTTCTCCAAGATTGTCCCTCGCAAGGGGTCAGGGGTAATCGTTTGTTATGTTTAGCTTCGTGTTAGGGATGTGATCCCTTCTAGGTACACCGTAATGTAACTAGAAGGAAGGGGGACTCTTATACAATCCCCCAACCCCATGCAACAATGTTAGAACAGACTAGACTTGGCTAGCTTATCAGCAACCTGCTGTCTGTAGGCAGGGTCTTTCGCGTATCTGGGGTCACGCATAGCAGCAGTTAATTCTGCATTGCTATCAAACTTCCCGCCAGAGGACACAGAACCTGTTTGACCTCTTACGAGGTTAGGTTCTGCCTCAGAACGATAACGCGCATTAAGACCTTGGATCGCCAACTTAATCATGTTAGTGTCACGCGATCCCATTGTTGAGTTAAACGCATCAATTTCGTCAGCGGGTAGGTTATCTGCTGCCCACTGTACTAGTCCTTGATACTCATCTGCACCACCTACTAGGTTGTACATGCTTGACTGGACTTGTTGTGATAGAGCGTTCTGCCCATCAATCCATGAGTCAACTACGGCCTCAGAGAATCCAGCTTCAGCTAGTGCAGCATAAGCATCCTCAGATAATCCACCTAACTCTTCGTACTCCTGTTGGAACGCATCAAAGTCTAGGCCGTTTGCATCTAGTGCATCTGCAATATCAGAAGGTGTAGCATCTGCTACTTGTTCTTCTGTTACTGCCTGTTCTTTTTCCTGCTGAGGCTGGCCTAGCTTACTCTCTAATGCAGAGTATGCCTTAGCCATATCCTCAACTGAATTAAACTTTTCAGGTAGCCACTCAGGACGCTCAGGGTCTTGTTGACTACCTTCTACTTTCGCCAGCATAGCATCAATATGCTCTTGTGACTCAGCAGGTTCTTCTTGATAAGTGTTTACAGCGTCAGCCATATGTTCTCCTAACCTTCTACAGCCCCTTTAGCTAGTTGCGGTGTTGCAGCTTGTGCAAGTTGCATAGCTTGTTGGGCTTCCATCTGTTCTTGTTGCATTTGTTGTTGCATCATCTGCTCTTGTTGCTTCTGTTCTGGTGACTTAATAAGTCCAGAGGTATCAATACCAAGCGATGCTGCTAGGCGATCAATGTAATCACCCAAGTTCATCTCACTTTGAATAAC